GTTTAGAATCGGCTTTGGCAGCCTCAAATTGGATAGCCAAGACTGATGCAGCTGCTGTGCATCTTGCCCGGCGCATGGCCAAGGCACTAGATACCGCCTTTGACATGGGCGCTGATCTTAAAGACATCACCGCACTATCTGGTAAGTTCTTAACAGTGCTACAACAACTGCACCTAACTGTTGAAACACGTACTGCCAGTAAACAAGAGGAAAATGATGGAACAGCCTATGTAGGAGATTTCCTACGGCTTGTCAAGACCAAGAATCCAAAGCCCCCAGCTAAAACTGCCCAGCGCAGGCCCGCTAGTAAGTCAACTGGCTGATGAATTAGGTGTGCCTTTACTGCCTTGGCAATCACATGTCTTAGATGATGCCTTAAAAGTAAATCCTGATGGCACATGGGCAAGATCCCAAGTAGGTGTGTTAGTGGCTCGCCAGAATGGCAAGACCCACATGATGAGAATGCGTATGCTCGCTGGCCTATTTATCTTTGGTGAAAAGAGCATTATTGCCATGTCACAAACACGCCAACTCTCACTAGATACTTTCAAACAAACCGTAGACATGGCAGAAAGCCTTGACTGGATGCGTAAGCGTATTAAGCGAGTCTCCCGGACTAACGGCCAAGAGGAGATTGAGGTCTACTGCCACCATTACCCCAAATCTTGTACAAGTAAATGTGAGCGACTTCGCAAGTATGCAATTAGAGCTGCTACCAGCGAGGGCCCACGCGGATCAACCGCCGACCTGCTTTATGTAGATGAGCTGCGTGAAATTGATGAGGCCACTTGGGCAGCCGTCACCCCAATTACCCGAGCCAGACCCAATGCCCAAGTCTTTTGGACATCTAATGCTGGCGATTTAAATAGCAATGTCCTAAACGAGCAAAGGCGTAGAGCCTTGACGTTTGAATCAACCCGTATGGGTTACTACGAATACAGCGCACCTGCCGGGTCAGATGTAAATGATGAAAAGGCTTGGGCAATGGCTAACCCTGCAATGGGTTACACAATCACAAAAGAAAACATTAAGGATGCATCAATCTTTGATACAAAGGATGCTTTCAAAACTGAAACTTTATGCATGTGGGTAGATGCCATTGATTCACCATGGCCAATGGACATGTGGAATGCAGGCGAAAGAGAAATAGCACTAGAGGATGAACTACCTACATGGATGGCAATAGACCTTAACTTCAATAGAGAGATCGCGTGTCTAGTTACTATTCAAGAGCGACCAGAGGGCATGGCTGTATTCCTGCATGAATGGCAACGTGATGGCGGAATAAATGACCTTGAACTTACAGGTGAACTGGCAACACTAGCTCGTAGATACAGGCCTAGAAAATTTGCCTATGATCCAAATACCGCAGGATACATTGCGCCACGTTTAGCACAGGCTGGCATAGCAACCGAGCCAACACCATGGGCTAGTGCTGGCTTTGCCATTAGTTGCGATCAAACACTCAATGCAATGCAGTCTGGCAAATTCATTCATCCCGGACAACCGACATTACATAGTCACTTAGTCTCATGTGCAAGACGGCCAGCAAGTGATGGTGGATGGCGTATTGCGCGTAGAGCAGCACAAGTACCAATTACAGCTGCAGTTGCTTTAGTGATGGCGGCGGGGCATGCTTGTGCGCCACAACAGAGTGTGAGTATCATTAGTTCTTAAGGTCTACTTGGCAGTACCCCGTTTGTGTGGGCTAGTCACTCCTATCACTAGCCCACACATTCCGACACGCCTACCAGATGCTTGAATGTCACACATTTATGAGATAATGCAGTATGGGTTTTATTGATTTCTTATTGGGTACTCCAGAACAGAAACCAGACATTGAAGCTCGTGCAGGTATTGCAATCCCGTTTTATCAGGATGCCTACTTCACGCCTTTCAACACTTTCCGCGTTGATCGCTCAAGCGCAATGCAAGTACCAGCAGTTGCCAGAGCCAGAAACATCATTGCTGGCACAATTGCCACACTTGGACTTAATTCATACAACCAGATAACTGGCGCAAAGATTGAGGGTCGCAAGATCCTTGAACAGCCTGATCCAGCACTTCCAACTGCAATTACTATTGCTTGGACTGTAGAGGACTTGCTATTTCATGGTCGATCATTTTGGCAGGTGCTTGAAGTAAGCGCGGAGGATGGCAGGCCAACACAAGCACGCAGAATTGATCCAACACGCGTTACATTCACAACTGATTTGAATACCCAAGAGATCGTTAACGGTTTTTACATTGAGGGTGGATTACTACCAGCAACTGGTGTGGGATCACTAATCATGTTTAGCGGTATCGACGAGGGAATCCTTAACCGTGGTGGCCGCACTATCTCGACAGCTTTGAAGTTAGAGGAAGCCGTCCAGAGAATGGCCAGTGAGCCAAATCCAACTATGGTTATTAAAAATTCTGGCGTTGACCTACCACCAGAGCAGGTATCTAGCCTGTTAGCACAATGGAAGCAAGCCCGGGCTACTCGCTCAACTGCCTACTTGTCAGGGCCTTTAGATGTAACAACCTTTGGCTACGATGCCGGGCAAATGCAACTTACAGAGTCACGCCTGAATACAGCTGCTGAAATTGCTCGCATGTGCAACATCCCTGCTTGGTACATCAACGCAGAATCTGCCAGCGCCACTTACTCCAACGTAAGCCAAGAGCGCAGATCGCTAGTGGACTTCTCATTAAAGCCTTACATGTCCTGCATTGAGGAAAGACTGACAATGGTTGACGTTACTCCACGCGGTCAGAAAGTACGTTTTGATCTAGATGATTACCTACGCGGAAACCCACTAGAGCAAATTGAAGTTCTAGAGCGAATGCTTGCAGCTGGACTCATTGATGTTGATGAGGCCCGTGAGGAAATGGATTTAGCACCGAGAGGAAATGAAGCAAATGCAACTTAATTTTGAGGGACAAGTTTTGGCTGCATCAGTTGAGACCAGAACCATTAGAGGCTTGGTTGTACCGTTTGGCAAAAGCGGAAATACATCAGCAGGCCCAGTACGTTTTGAATTTGGTGCATTTGGTGACATTGACCCAAGCCAGATTATTCTTAATAGCGAGCATGACCGAACCCGACCAATCGGCAGAGGCATTGGCGATTCATTAGAAGTCAGTCCTGCTGGCATTTCGATGGCATTTAAGATCGCGCCAACTAACGCTGGCGATGATGCACTTGTAGAAGCAGCCGAGGGTTTGCGCCCAGCATTTAGCATTGAAGCCAGAGTCAATGAGTACACAGTTGATAAAGGCGTGATGGTAGTAGCATCAGCAAACCTAGAAGCCGTTGCACATGTAACCAACCCGGCTTTCAAAGATGCACAAATCGTTGACGTAGCAGCTACCGAGGAAACCCCAGAAACCACCGAAGCGGAAATCCCCGCAGAGGAAGAACCACAGGAGATCACAGTGGAAGAACAAACAGCACCAGTGGCAGAGGAAGTAACCGCTAGTGCGGTTGTTCACGCTGCCGCACCAGTGGCCTACGTAAAGCCTCGTAGCCCAATCAATAGCCAAGCCTCGTACTTGGAACACAGCATCAAAGCCAAAATGGGCAACTATGATTCAGCACAGTATGTATCTGCTGCGGATGACAGTTTTTCCACCAACCCGGCTTTCACACCCGTGCAGTACGTTAACAGCGTTATTGACAACTCAATTGGCTCACGCCCAGCCATCGACGCAATTGGCTCACGCGCCATCACTGCATCAGGCATGGTTATTAGCCATCCAAAAATCACAACTAGCGGAACTGTTGCAGACACCAACGAAGGTGCAGCACCATCCGAGACTGGCATCGTGTCCAGCTATGTAAATTTGGACGTTAACAAGTTCGCTGGACTTCAAAGATATTCAGTAGAACTTTTGGAAAGAAGTTCCCCAGACTTCTTTCAAGCAATGGTTGATAACATGACACGCGCCTACAACAAGGCAACCGATGCAGCAGTCATCGCAGCCCTAACCGCAGGTGGAACAGCAGCAACAGCACAGGATGCTGACTCTGATGGCATCATCGGATTCGTATCTACAGAAGCCCCAGCTGCTTACCTAGCAACAGGTGAACTACCAAGCGCATACATCGCTGGCACATCCCAGTGGTCATTGCTAATGGGTGCAACTGACACAACCGGTCGCCCAATCTACAACGCTTACAACCCACAAAACAACGGTGGCGTTGCAGGCCCACAGTCCCTACGCGGTAACGTGCTTGGACTTGATCTGTACGTAGATCCAAATGCAGTTGCAACAACTATCGATGAGTCAGCATTCATTGTGACCCCATCAGCTGTTGCAATCTACGAATCACCAATCCTACGTATGTCAACAAACGTAGTGACATCTGGCGAAATCGAAACAATGCTATACGGATACTTGGCAGTAGGCGTTTTGACCGCTGGTGGAGTTCGTCGCTTTAACCTGACCTAAGTCAGCGTTAGTTAGAAGTGTGGGGGGTGCGGCCCTGTGCCCCCCACACACTTCAATAGATAAGGATTTGAGATGGCATTAATTACACTAAGCGAGCTAAAAGCCGTACTTGGTATTGGTGACATCTATGCTGATTCAATCGTGCAAGCAGTTGCAGACAGTGCAGAAAACATAATCCTGTCTTACTTAATTTTTGATGATGTATCTATTGCAGGTGTATCACTAACAAACAATGTCGCCCGGTTCTACTGCTACGACAACACATTCGTAGTTGGCCAAGCATTAACAGTAAGCAAGTGTGGTGCACCATTTGACGGATCACGTACCGTAACGGCTACAGGTATTGATGAATACGGTGTAACTTATTTTGAAGCAGCTGTAACAAACGCAGACATCACAAAGCGCAAGGTCATTCCTAATGGCCGAGCAGTGCTAACCAGCCAAGCCGCTTTATATGACACCGTTCCAGAAGTTCGTGAAAGTGCGCTTGCAGTAGCATGCGACATCTGGATCACTCGTACAGGAACCCTTGGGCAGCAAGGTGTTGACTTCCAAAGTCCAGCACCGTACCGACTTGGCCGTTCAATGCTTACTAGAGTTTCAGGCCTACTTGGCAAACACCTAGACACCCGAGGCTATCTTGGCTGATCTAGCAACATACCGCGCTAACCTTGCCGCAACTCTTGCAGCTGCTGGTCGGGTTGTTTACTCATACCCAAATGAGAACATTACGCCACCTGCCATTGTGCTTGTGCCGGGATCGCCTTACATCACAGTAAGCGCAATCGGTGGGGCACGTTGCAATGTGCGCTTTGACATCACAGTTATTGTAAATGCAGCTGATAACCAAGCAGCTTTAAAAAACTTGGAAACCTTAATCTTTAGCGTCACTGATCTACTAGCCAATAACATTTCGTTTCTTGGTGGTTGGTCACAACCTACAGTCACGCAGATCGGAAATGCCGATATGCTCATCAGCCAACTCAACATCGAGATGGTCACAACCAACTAGAAAGGCAAGTCATGCCAGCAACATACATAACTGGTCGGTCATTGACATTGAGCATCAACTCGGTGTCATACGCAGATCAAGCATCAACAGTCACACTTGAAATGGAAAACAACCAGCAAGTGCTTGAAGTCCTATCAGGTCGCGCATACAAGACCGTAGATAAGACCGCCACACTAAATGTGGAACTTTACCTAGATGACACATCATCGGCAGGAATTATCAGCGCGCTTTGGGATGCAGCATCAAGCGCACCTGATACCGCGTTGGCATTCTCATTTGATGTAAACGGTGACACATTCACTGGCAACGTATTCCCAGTATTTCCAACCGTTGGTGGCGCGGCCACTGACGTATTAACTACCAGCCTCAGCTTCGTTGTTGAGGATGGAACAGTCGCACGAGCCTAACGAATAGAACAGGGCAAACATTATGCAATACACAGTTACAACAAAACAGGGCAACAACTACATAGTGAGTGATGAAAACGCTTGGTTGTGGATTGAGATCGAAAGAGAACTCGGTTACACAGTTAGCCAAGCGGCAGAGAAAATGAGCCAAGGCTCGTTGGATGTCATAACTTGTATGCTTTACAAAGCCGCCAAGGCCCAAGGGCATACCAAGTTACCAAACCAGCAAGCATGGGTCACCAATGAGTTTGAAACCTTTGAGGTGGTCGAGAA